CAGTTCTATCTATTCAGGGATGCACTGCTACTAAAATACGAACAATTGATTGAAGATGATCGGGTTGCTTTGGGTAGTTTATTTAGGAAAGAAGACTATCCAGCACTTGATGATTTTGCTTCTCGATTCGGGGTGGAATATCGTTTCTTTACAATTGAAACCGAACATTCTAATGTCTCGGAAGATCAAAGCATTGCAGAAGAGGTAAACTTGATTAAGTATCATCTACGGAAGGGAGCCTTAGCTATTCTAGAAACCATCCATAATTGTCTAGGATATTCCAATACTGGTAGAAAAATGCCTATGAAGGAATCTACTTGGAATAGGTTTTTGGAATTTCTCCGTTTGTTTGATGTTAAAAACGTAGTTGATGATAACGAATTAGCTAGTCTGGTAGGAGAAATCAAAGAGGTTTTAGGGGAAGCATCTCTAGACGATGTTCGGGATGAAGTCTTCCGGTCGTCTGTGGAGGACGTGGTAGGCCGGATTGTCTTTGGAATCAAGGGTCTTGTTGAGGATTCTGAACGTTGTATCATCTTGTAATTGTGGAGGACTAAAATATGAGCCACATGGTAAGTGGTGAAATCGAAATTAAGGATATTGACTCCATGCAAGAGGCATGTGAATCTTTAGGGTTGATTTTCCGAAGAGGGGCAACTACCTTTGAATGGTTTGGTATATGGGTAAATGATTATCACGGGAAGGATGCTGCCTACAGGAAAATAGACCCCAAAACTTTTGGGAAGTGTGAACATGCCATAAAAATACCTGACGTACTCTATGAAATCGGTTTAGTTAGGGATAAAGAAGGAAAGCTCCGGCTTGCGTATGATAAATATGATGAACAGATCGAAAACAATCTAGGGGTTGGAGTGTATAAACTGGTGCAGGCTTACGCCGAAAAGGTAGCAGAGAAATCCCTGCGTCGTAAAGGATATTCCATTACCAAAACTGTGCAGAGTGATGGTAAGGTGGTTCTCCGGGCAATTCGTCAATGAAAGGGCTTTTCTATGAAAGAGATTAAGGTTATTATAGATCAGTCGGGAAAGGTGAAGGTAGAAGTTTCTGGTATTTCAGGCAAGGATTGTTTGAGTGAAACGAAGGAGTTAGAAGAGTCTTTGGGTATTAAGAACGGAGAAAGAAAACTGAAACCTGAGTATCACTGCCTTCCCGTGAAAGGAATTAGAAATGCACGATGAAGTCGTCATAACCATTTTGGGTGGGAAAGTCGGAATGTTGTCGGGAAGCCGAAAAATTCTGTGTACCCTCGTTGGTGATTTTTTCCGACCGGCAAGGGTCAGAAGGGCTTCTAACATCTGGCCTTACAATAGGCTTTTAAGAGGTCTATATTGCATTTTTAGGGGGGTTTTTGGGGATGAAGGGTGGATTGCCTCCATGCTGAGGAAGTTGCCGTGTGAGTGGATTGTGGACTTACGGCGTTCCGGAGGAGGTTTGATTGGACCCTATTCTAGCAGAATAGAAGCTATAATGGGGGAGGTCGATTGGCTAGTGGAGAAATTTTGAAAAATTCCTATTGATTTGTTTTCAGAATGACGTAAAATACTAATAGTAGTGGTTGTTGATGGTTGTTTCTTGTACCCTTTTTTAGGAGGTTGTGCCATGTCTGAGTACTCGAATTCTGTTTTGGTTTGGAAAGGTCGTTTGGAAGGGATTATCAATGACCTGCCTAACGACCCGGCTTTCAAAGCCTTCCGGAAGCGGGTTGAGTTGGCATTGAAGTCCGCTGGTCGTTTGGACAAAATTCTGAATGCCAAAGCGAAGAAGGAAAAGAAAAAAGAGTCTGCTATGGAAAGACTCCTTGCCAAAAAACGGAAGCTAGAAGAAAAACTTCGCATGGTTGAAGAAAAGATGAATTCCTAGAAGTTGTATTACGGGTAGGGTGGGTGGGTTACGGGTGAGGTGGGTGGGCTTTATTTTGATCCGTTGTTCCTAGTTTACTGGAGTTTGTCCTATGGACAAGGTAGTCGGTTTTCGGATAAGTCTTTTTAGAAAGAAGATGGGGTTGACACAACAGGAGCTATCGCAGAAGTGTGGCATTCCTCAGCCTAGGATTAGCGAAATTGAAAGGTGTAGAAATTTGAATCCTAAGTTATGTACTCTGGAAAAGATTGCTGGTGCTTTGGGAGTCAAGGTATCTGATTTGGTAGAGGAAGAGGAAAAATGAACCCATTACAGGAATTTGTGGAAAGAAACGATAAGTTGATCAAGTTATTAGCTAGGAAGGCTAGCAATGCGTTTGGGTTATCTTTTAATGATGCATTGCAGGAAGCCTACTTGGTTGTTATGAACACCCATAGCAAGTATAACGGTAGTTGTGCCGAGAGTACTTGGATATGGAACGCTGTTTGGCGCAGAATGATTGACTTGGCTAGGGTAGAAGGCAGACGTAAGCGAAGATTTCATTCGACCGATTTCAACAGTAACGATGGTTTTGGTATTTCTGTTATTGAGGGATGGATAAATGATTTCTTAGATAATATTTCAGATGATGATGCTCGTACTGTAGTCAATCTTGTCTTGCATTCCGGCTTGGAGATTATCAAACCTTCTGGGTTAAAGAAGATGTTAAAATCTCTGGGGTGGACTGGAAGGAAAATAAATGCCGTTTTGAATAGGTTGCGTCGTTATTGTCTAGCGATGGTGTAATAATGATCGTCGAGGTGTACTAATGATCGTCAAGACGATCAAGGTGAAGAAGGACAATACTAGGTGGATCGAGATTAACGGGAATCTGTTTGGGCCATACACAAGTACGGAAGAAATGGAATTGGATAAGAAAGGTTTGATTCGGTTTTATCTTTTATGGGACTATTTCAAGGAAAAAGAGAGAATTACTAGAGATGAAGTGAACGAAAAGTTTGATGAGTTATGGGCACTTGGGATGTTTTGAATTCTGGCACGTCCCTTGAGTTATTTCCTTTCCAGAAAAAAGTACTGGTCAGGATGAAGGAACTCAAGGGACGTGCTTTATTAGCATTGGAGATGGGGCTAGGCAAAACTGCGATTATGTTGACGTTTTTGAGAGACAACCGGACAATGTGGCCCGCTGTTGTAGTTTGTCCGGCTTCGGTCAAGTATCAATGGCGTCGGGAGTGTCAGAGGTGGTGGGGGATAAATGCTACTGTACTAGAAGGGAAGACTCCTAGTACGATAAAACCTTCACCGTTGGTAATCGTAAACTATGACATACTTGTTCACTGGTTGGACGCTCTTTTGTATTACAATCCTGTTACGGTGGTGGTGGATGAATCTCAGTATATTTCCAACCCGAAGACCAAACGTTCTAAAGCGGTAAGATCGTTAGCTTATAGGAAAAAGCATGTAATTGCTCTAAGTGGAACTCCCTTATTGAACAGACCTATAGAATTGTTCAATACTTTACAGATGCTATGGCCTTGGGAGTGGAAAAGTAGATGGGAGTTTGCACGTCGTTATTGTGAACCTAAGTGGACTCCGTGGGGGTGGAAATTCAGTGGCGCTTCCAACGTGAAGGAGCTACACCAGAGGCTAGTACGTTCTGGGATGATCCGATACAGGAAGTCTGATGTTCTGCAGGAGCTTCCTCCGAAGAATCGGGAAGTAATTTCGTTGCCTATTTCTGATCCTGACAAGTACAGAATAGCTGATGAACAGTTTTTGGAGTACCTAAGTCAGATTGATCCGGAGGCTGCAATGAGGGCACGGAGGGCGGAAGCGATTACTAAAATCGGTTATTTATTACGTTTATCTGCGGAATTGAAGCTGCCTTACGTATTAGAGTTTATCAACAATTGGTTGGATCAGACCGATGAAAAGCTGGTCATTTTTGCCGTACATAAGGACGTAATTTCCAAGATAAAGGAAGGCGTGAAATTTCCAAGTGTTGTTTTGGATGGTTCGGTAGCAGGAGAGAACCGGCAGAGAATTATTGATTCTTTCCAGAACGATCCTAACGTTCGGGTATTTATTGGTCAACTGGTTGCTGCAGGAAGTGGGATCACGCTAACTGCTGCTAGTACGGTGATGTTTGTCGAGATGGATTGGGTGCCTTCCAGATTTACGCAGGCTGAAGATCGAGTACATCGCATTGGAGTAAGGGATTCAGTAACATGCCTTTATTTAGTTGCAGAGTGTACGGTTGAGGAAAGATTATGCGAAATAATTCAGTCGAAGCAGGAGGTAGTTAGCAATGTTTTAGACGGGAGGTTTGTTGATGGTGATTTGGACGTTTACCGGTTGCTCATAGGAGGTATTATTGGGCGTTCTAGTGGTGTATTACAATGAGTAGTAGCAAAGAGATTCTACTTAAATTTTTAAGTGATCAAAGAATAGTCTATAGAGTGTATGGGGAGCATCATCACGTAGCGAAACCTCAATGGGTACAGATTGATTGCCCGTTTTGTTCTCCTAAAAGCTCTAGGTTTCGTTGTGGTGTAAACGTCCATAAGTTGTACTGTAATTGTTGGCATTGTGGCGGGTTATCTCTGGAGAAGGTTTTATCGGAGCTTACCGGGTTAAGTTATCGGGAGATTCGGCTTCGGATTGGACTGGCTAGGTCGGGGAGAAAACACCCTTCAGATAGTCGTATAAGCCCCTCAGAATCGAAGGAAATCAAAAATAAGATAAAGATACCCATTGGTGTAGGCCCCTTGTTAAAACCCCATAAAGAATACCTACTTAGTAGGGGTTTCGACCCCCACCAAGTGGAAATTTTATGGGGAATCAAGGGAATTGGTATAGCCCCTAAGTTGGCATGGAGGATTTGGATTCCGATAATCCATGAAGGGAGAGCGGTTAGTTGGACAACAAGGGCGATTGGGATTCATCAGAAGAGGTACATATCTGCTAGGAATGATGAACAAGAGTTATCTCCCAAAAGAATTTTGTACGGGGAGGACTACTGTAGGATGTCTATCGTAGTAACTGAGGGTCCGACGGACGTTTGGCGAATAGGACCTGGGGCAGTAGCTACGATGGGGTTATCAATCACTGAAGAACAATTGTTCAGAATTGCGAAGTATCCTCTTCGTGTGATAGCGTTGGACAATGAAAAGGAAGCTGTTAAAATATCCGAAAAGGTTGCCCGTCGGTTAAAGCCATTTCCCGGAGAGACCATCGTTGTTTGTTTGGAGAGCGGGAAGGATTGGGGGGAGGCCGATCCTCAAGAAGTCCAAGAGCTTCGTAGAAAATTTTTGGATGTGTCTTGACACTGGCCTTGGTAGGGTTACAATATAACGGGAATCCTGATCGGAGGTTTCCAAAATGTCAAAATTTTCTGTCGAATACGGACTCATAGCTATAGGAAACCTCCGATCAAAGGTCCAACCCAGGGTGTTTTAATTACACCTTTGGGTTGGGCCTTTTTTGTTTTATCTATCTTCTTTTGATCGATTTCTGTCAATCGGAGTCTATCTCTATGGCTAAGCGTAAACCCAAGAGGGGTAATTCAGGTGTTCCGAAGCGTGTTTTTAACTTCTCCATGAAGTTTTGGATGAAATTGATGGAGAAGTATTCAATAGAGTTTTGCAATGATTTTGAGGATCACGTAGTACAGTGCCTTCAAGAATGTAATGGTGATCCTATGTGTGCTCATTTTCTGAAGAGTGATGACTACATAAAGAATTTTCTGGAAAATCGAAAGCCAAAATTAAAAAGTAGAGGATGGCACATTCCAGACTTAATCATCGAGAAGTTTCTGAATGATTGTACTATAACGTCGTTAGATGTCTTTGTGTGGGCAATACTCAATTCGGTTACGTATGCTTGTGGTCATTCAAACTGTCTTGTTATCGGTTTGGATCGACTGAAAACGTTCTTGTCTTTAGAGCTAGAAGTTTCGTTGGACAAGGTAGAAGAGTCTTTAACCAGACTTCAGGAAGAGAGGTTGATTCTTCTTGCTCCACACTATCTTGATAGTGAGCGAACCCAATTGGATCGTTACAGAGTAGAAGTTTACACCTATGTTGACTTAGTTTCCGCCACGTTTGGGGAAGAAGCAAGAAACAAGTTGATGCAAGTGGACAGAAGTCATTACTCTGGTTTAGATAGTGGGATGGGGTGGAGCAAGCGTTTGAGGAGACTTAATACAACATTCAAAGGGTCTTTTATCCCTTCGTATCTTTTTGAATTGTTGAAGTCTAATAGCATTACTCATAGTGAGTTTGTTCTTTTATGTACGATTGATTCGTTATCTAGTAGTTATGAAAGTTGTTATGCTACTAATAACGAGTTGTCGGAAATTACTGGACTATCGGTAAGGTCAATAAAGAAGTCTTTGAAGAAGTTGAGAGAGCTTGGGTTGATTCGGGTAAAAACGTCGAAAGGATTCGGTTCTAGGCGCAGGGTCATAAGAACATCGTGGGATATTGAAGATGCTGATGAAAGTTTGTTATCTAGACTGTTTTGGAGCACAATAGAGAAAACTAGGGAGTCTTTGGGCGTTATAAATGTTTTTACTGGGAAGATCATACATCCTATCGAAAAGGAGAAGTCATTATGAGAAAGAAAAGCAGGAAGTTTCGTGGTTATAGGATCAGAGGGTTTTACTGTCCTGATTTTGTTGTGGAGTTACTAGGTAAAAAGATAGTGAATTCCTCTGAGGCAATATTTCTTAGCAGGGTGCATTTTTTATCTAATTTGAAGGGTGGTTGTTTTGCCAGTAACCGGTATTTTTCTAAGGTAATGGGAATTAGTGTTAGATCAATCAAAAGGATAATTACTAAGCTACGCACAGTTGGTTTGTTGTTCGTGAGAAGGGTAGATCACAAAAGAAGGCTATCAACAATATGGAACGATTTAGGTAGGGATTGTTTGTGTGCTGCCGAAATTGAAGAGATCAAAAAGTCAGTGTGGTTGTACAAAGAACAAGAACGTCAGAGAAGAAGTATGTATAGTTTATCTTCTAGAGAGAAAGGGTATGCACGTTGTGTTCATTCTGCTTTGTACGGGAATAGTGATAGTTGCGAAGAACATGTTTCACTCCATACAGAACAAGACTGTAGTGTTACTGTTGATGAACAACCAGAACATGCAGAAATGTTCACGTCGGTAACTGAAGATAGTTTCAGTTTGGGGGGTTTTAATAAAAAAAATTTTGGGGCAACCTGCGTCCCCAGTTACCGGGTCATTTGCGTCCCCCATATAAATAATAATAATATAGAGGAGTTAGGTGAGAGTGCCGTGTATTCACACTTACGTATGAATACACGGGGGGTGGCAGGGGCCACCCCGTGTGCGCCTTTTCACTTGGTGGTGTTGTACGGAGGAAGGTATAGTACTAGCGAAAATTCAGAAAGTGAATTTATTCAATCACTCTGCGATGGGATTATTAACACACTAAATTCAATCAATAAATCTAAACAAGTTGATTCCTGCGATAAAATTATTCTACCTAAAGCCAATCAATTTTTTGAAACAATCAATTGCTGCGCTACTACTGTTGTTAGTATCGATGAAAATAAAATTGATCAACATGAATCAGGGGATCATTGCGTTGTTGGCGGAATTGATCAGTGTAGTGTTGATCAATCTAGTAATAATCAATCTGATGTAGGGCGATTTGAATTGGCCGATTGTTCGTGTGAGGGTAGTTTTGATTTTGGTTTAGATGATAATAATGGGAAGTGTGTTGTTGAAAGTCAGGGGAGTTTTAGGTTCGGTTCTGACGATTTATCGGATAATAACTTGGGTAGCTTTAATTTTTATGGTAGGGAGTCTTTAGAAATGGCCCGAAAGAAACTTGGGAGGAAGCCGCCCCTACGTGAAAAAGTGTCAACTGTCAAAGATTCATTTAAGATTTGTGATGTAAAGGATAGTGGTAGGGTAAGGAGTCGTGTTTATTCTGATTTGGATTTGAAGTTAGCGGCTAAGTACAGGTCGGTTTTGATGAAGTATGATAGTGTTGCTCTTTCGTCTATAAGTGGTAGCGTAGGTTTGGGGAAATGTGCGGAATTGTTTTACAGGATTCGTAGTGAACGTGGTTCTTGTTATGCATTGATTGATTGCTTTCTAGATTTTTTTGGTGAGCATTGGAGAGACAGGTTTGTTCCGAAGGTTTACAGGGTGAATGATATTTACGATTATTGGTATAGGTATTTGGATTCTTTCCGTAGGTACTTGTTCGACAGTTTTTGTGATAAAAGTGAATTGTCTAAAATGAGTAGGGAAGAAGTTGACGAAATGGAAAGAAATTTTTGGGAAGATTTTCGTTCCAGTCCGTACAGTAGGCTTCCGATGGAAGAAAGATGGCGTTTGTTTCCAATGTTGGAGAAAGGAAAGGTGTACTCTGAAGAGGAGTTTCGGAAGTTGAAGGAAGAGTTAAGATGTGATCGTGTAGGAAGGTGGGTTGATCCGAATTCTATTATGGGATATTTGACTACTCCTAGGGTTTCCTATATGGACAGTAGGTTTGACGCTGTTTTGTGTACTTCAATAAAGGTGGAAGGGTGGAAACGTTTTTGTATTGGCAGAGTGAGGAGCAAGTTAAGGGAGATGATGGGAAGTAAAGGTAATGATCCGTATTGGGACACGTGGTTACGTGTAGAGGATGTTGAGAAGGTTCTGAAAGAAGAAGGGTTGCATCCTGGTTATATAACTCTTCACGAAGTCAAAAGTTATGGGAATTAGTATTTTCATTTTCTTGTTGATTGCTTTATCAACTACGGAGTGGTCTTATGAGGGAACGAATTTTAAGCGGGGAGGAGGATCGTCTATTACTTGGTTCATTAGTGAAGAACAAAGCAGTATGTGCAAGAATATCAAGTCAGTGGGATGGTGAGTTATTCGGTAGTGAAGAAGCGAATTTGATAGCGTCTTGGTGTGTAGATTTCTTTAATCGTTATAATGAATCACCTAATGGTCAATTGGAATTGATTTTTAAGGATTGGGCGGAGAAACGTAATCCGCCCAAAGAACTGGTCAAGGCATTAGCGGATTTGTTGGAAGGGTTGAAGGATGTAGATGGTGCGGCCACTGACTATGTTTTGGATTTAGCGGGGAAGTATTTCAACAAGGTCAGGATTGAGAGGGAATTAAGGGAAGCTAGTTTTCTTTTGGAAAACGGCGATATTGATGAAGCATACAGTAGATTGATAAATCTTAAGAAAGTGGAATTAGGTGCAGGTTCCACGTTGAAGTTGACTGAGGATTATGATGTATGGCGCAGGGCGTTTGAAGATGATCGTAGGGAGCCTTTGGTAATATATCCAGGTATTTTGGAGGAGTTTTTGTCTAAGTGGTTTGTTCGTGATTCTTTGTATTCTTTTATGGGTCCCGATAAGTCCGGAAAGAGTATGTGGCTACTGGATTTAGCTTACAGAGCGGTGAAGGCTCGTAGGAGAGTAGCTTATTTTGAGTTAGGTGATTTAGGTGAGCAGGGGGTGATAGAGCGGTTAGCGGTTAGGTGTACTGGGATTCCGTTGGACTTTCCGGAGGGAGGGAGGATTAGGTGGCCGGTGGGTTTTGAGCCGGTTGAAGGTGGGGTGGATGTGTTGACGGTGGAGAAAGAGGTTAAGAGGGTTCTTTCTCCTGGGTTGGCGTTCAAGACGTTCAGGAAGTTAACCAGGGGTATGGATTTGTTCAGATTGAGTTGTCATTCAAATAGTACGTTATCTCTGTCTGGATTAAGGGGGTTTTTGTGTAATTGGGCAAGGGATGGGTGGTTGCCGGATGTAGTGGTTATTGATTATGCTGACATTTTGGCGTTGCCTGGGGGAAAGGATGTACTAGATCAAATAGATGTTGTTTGGAAGGGTCTTAGGCAAGTAAGTCAAGATTTTCATTGTTTAGTGGTTACGGCTACGCAGAGTAATGCATCTGCGTATAGGATTGGGTCTAGGGAGCTTTTGGGCAAGAAACACTTTAGCGGGCGGAAAACCAAGTTAGCCCACGTGTCCGGGATGATTGGTATAAATGTGTCGTCAGATGACAAGGAAAATTGTGTAACTAGGTTAAACTGGGTGGTTCGGAGGTCTGGTAGGTTTCAGGAGAGTAGGTACGTAGTGGTGGCTGGTTGTTGGGATGTTATGAATCCTGCGGTGATTTCTGAATGGGGATGATTTTTAGATTTTTCGATTCGTTTTTTAGTCTGTTGTCGTTAAATAATTATGTAGGGTGGTTAATTTAGGTTTGTGTTTGTCCTCTTTTTTGGAAGGAGTTTGCTATGTCTCTCGTAGTTGAACGTGGTGAGGCTGTTCGGTTGTTCAATGCTCTTGGTATTTCCGGGGCTGACAAGTGGAATGATGACAGACTACAGAAGGCGTTAAGGGCGATTGCCAAGAGAATCAAGAGTGGTGAAATAGGCTCTGGTTCTGTAGATGAAGATGCTTTGAATGAAGAAGACTTGAATTGTGTAATTGATCTGATGGAAGATTTGAAGAGTTTGAAACCGATGGAAGAGATCGTGGTGGGGGAGAACGGAGTGGACCATGTGAAGGAGGATGAAGCCGTGGTTTCGGATATAGTGGGAGGAGAGAAAGAGGTGGAAGAAGTCGAAGAGGAGGTAGATTCGTTGGATGCTGAACGTTTAGAGGAGGAGGAAGAGGAAGATGAAGATGAAGATGAAGATGAAGATGAAGATGAAGATGAAGATGAAGATGAAGAGGAAGAGGAAGATGAAGAGGAAGAGGAAGATGAAGAGGAAGATGAAGAGGAAGGAGGTGTTCCGATGGAAGTGAGCAAGAAGAGAGAACATGCCAGTCGTGTGGACTGTGTTTGTGCGGTGATCAATTATTATAAAACTATTGACTGGAAGGATTTGATTGTTAAGTCGTTGTCTTTGTATATGGAGGAATCTGGGAAGAGTGTTCGGGGAGGTGTTTTCTCCAAGAAAGAAATTGACATGCATTGTGTTTCTGTAAGGGCTGTAGTGTCTATTGGAATTAGACTTGGCGTTTTGAAGAAAGAAGGTAAGATTGTAAAGAAGTTGAGTGTTCAGGAATAGTGATTTTTGTTTGTTTTGAATGGATTTTGGTTTGTTTTGAAAGGAAGCTAGTATGTTAGTATTATCACGAAAGAAGGGTGAACGTGTTGTCATTGGTGATGGTGTTAGTAGAGTTGATATTGTGATATTGTCTATAGGTGATGGTAAGGTACGTATTGGGATAGAAGCGCCGAGAGATATTCCAGTGCATCGGATGGAAGTTTATGAAAATATTTACAATGGTAAGAAGGAGGATGAAATAAATGGTAAAGGTTAATAGAAATGAGCTTGAGTCCAATTTAGGTTTTGCTGGGATGTTGGTAAAGAAATCTTCTATTCCTGGAGGTGATTGTTTTCACTTCGACGGGAAAGGGAAGGTGTGGGCGTTCAATAGTTTTGGTTCATTCGTTGTTGTTGGAGGTGTTGGTGAAGGCATCAAGGGGGCTGTTCTGGCAGAGCCGTTTTTGTCATTGCTGACGAAGTTGAATGAAGATGAAGTAGATTTTCGTGTAGAAGGGAACGAGCTTAGAGTTTCGTGCAGTAATAAAGAGGCAGGAATTCTATTTAGAGACTACGCTGAAGCGTCTGAATCGATCAATGAAGCGTGTAATGTTTTTTCATCTTCTTCATTTTTCGATGATTCTGGATGGACTGCTTTGAATGAAAACTTTTTGACGTTTTTGGATGAAGCTGTAGGTTGTGTTTCGAAGAATATTGGTTCTTTTGTTTTGGAGTGTGTTCATATAACCCCTGAGTTTATTGAAGCTTGCGATGGGTTTCAGATGGTGCGTTTCCGTTTGAACACTGGGTTTAAGGATGCTTTTAAGGATACTTTGTTGTCTGGAGAAGATTGTGGATTGATAGTGAAATTTGCTCCGAAAGAGTTTAAGCAATTGGACAGTTGGGTTGTGTTCAGAAGGGATGGAATGTACTTCTTCGTAAAGAAGTGGGAAATGCATTATGTTGATTTGGCTGAGTTGTTAAACAGAGATGGGGTGCCTATCAAATTGGAAGTGGATATTGAAAGTGCCATTGAAAGGGCTTCTGTTTTTGTTGATGATCTTGTGTGGGGTATTCGAGTCAAGTTGGGAAAGGACAGTATGATTTTGGAATCTAAGGGTGCATCCGGTTGGTATAGGGAGTCAATTCCTGTACGGGTTGATATTTCTGATTCGATTGAGTTTGATATTGGGGCTAAGTTGTTTCATCGGCTAGTGAAGTGTAAAGAGGTTTTGGTATGTGATAAAGTGTTGAGAGTTTCCAAAGATGGTTTCGATTACGTCGTTGGAATAAAGAGAGCGTAGTTGGTATGGAAGACTGTTTGGGTGTATGGAAGTTATTGGAGTCTGCAGGGTATTCCTCATGCGTTGATTGTGGTTTGGATAGAGGGTGTCGCAATCCGCACATGTCCTATACCGGGAAGGGGGCGGATTCATTTTTGGTAATTGGAGAGGCCCCAGGGGAAGAAGAGGACAAGGTTGGGATTCAATTTATCGGGAAAAGTGGGCAGTATTTTCGTAGGGTATTGAGGTCCTTCGGCAAGGATTTAGACATCCATTTCTGGAAAACGAATGCTTTACGTTGTTTTCCACAGAAAGAAGACCCGTCGTCTAAGGTTTCTTTTTGCAGACCTGCTGTCCTGAAAGAAATAGAGGAATTAAAGCCGGTAGTGATTTTGTTGTTAGGGGGGATAGCGGTCGAGAGTATTATTGGGTATTTATGGGGTGGTTCTACTGGTGGGATTTTTAGGTGGGCGGGTTTTCAAATTCCGTGCAGGAAGTGGAATTGTTGGATTTGTCCTACTTATCATCCGTCTTACGTATTGAGAACGAACAAGGACCCTGCTGTTGTTTTGTGGTTTAGGAAGCATTTAGAAAATGCATTGAATTTAAGTGATCGACCGTATAGCGGTAAGGTCGAAAATCTTAAGGACAAGATCGAGTGCATTATGGAGCCGTACATGGCGGCGTTTGTGTTGAGGGATATGCTGGAGAAGGGAAAGGACAAGGCGTTTTCCTTTGATTTTGAGACATCGTGTTTGAAGCCGGATGGTGATAAGAGTAAGATTTTGGCTGCTGCGGTGTCTTGCGAAGGTAAGAAAACGATTGCGTTTCCGGTTGTTGGGGATGCGGTGAATGCTTTGAAGCAGTTTTTGACTAGTGATGTTCCAAAGATAGGATGGAACATAAAGTTTGAGGATAGGTGGGCTAGGTCTGTTTTGGGAGTGGATATAAAGAATTGGGTATGGGACGG